TATTTCTATTATGTACTAATGGAAATATCCAAAGGAGTGTGCGTGTAAGCTTCGCATCACAGCAGCAGTAGAGCATTACAGAGGCGGTCAGCCGGTACCTCGAGCTCAGTCTTAAAATCTGACGGTGGCCATATGAATAACTGCTACCTCATTCATATGACGTGGACTTTTTCAGTCCATCTTTAGCCTTGTTTATTCGTTTCGCTATAACACAAATGGGTTGTATGAAGGCATATCCCATAACTCATCTGGTGGGGTAGTGTGTTATATCTCCGTTGCTAACTTCGGAACTTCCATCCCTTGTGATCACGTAGTCCAAGGTTTAAGGGCATCTTATCAGTCGCCGATGCAGGCTTTCTTAGCAATTATACTACTATTGTTCGGTTTATATATTTGGTGTGGCGCGTGCCGGAATTTCATTGAGTTGGTCTCGGTAATATATGGGTAACTGCTTTAGGGTAACTGCTTTAGGGTAACTGCTTTAGGGTAACTGCTTTAGGGTAACTGCTTTAGGGTAACTGCTTTAGGGTAACTGCTTTAGGGTAACTGCTTTAGGGTAACTGCTTTAGGGTAAATTCTTAATGTTTGTAATTGTATCATGTGGTAAGTAGTCTGTCAACTCTTTATTTTAATTATTTTGATATTATTTCGGTAGTAACGCCAATTATACATGTCTGCTAGCATTCCTATTTAGCATTTAAAAACAGTGATATTGTTGCCTAATATGAAATTAATTATCAACAAATTGTTAACAATACTCAATTGCACGCATGGCTAATTCATCGGCACGTTCATTTCCTGGAACACCTGAATGTCCCTTTACCCACTGCCAGTCGATGTTGTGTGGTTTTGATGCGGCGGCTAACTGATGCCATAGGTCTGGATTAACAAAGTTGGTACGTCCAGTCTTAATCCAGTTAGGATACCACTTGGTGATGCCGTCTACCACGTATTTTGAATCACTGTAAAGAGTGACGTCGCATGGTCGTTTCAGGTAGTTGAGAGCTTTGATAGCAGCGAGTAGCTCCATCCGATTATTGGTAGTATTGGGTTCCCCACCAAATATTTCTGCTTCTCTATTTTTGCACATAAGAACAGCACCCCAACCACCGTTGCCTGGGTTGGGAACACAACCGCCGTCTGTGTACACGATAACGTGATCATTCATAATATATAGTTGCTAAAGTAAAACAATATTTAGCCGATTGCGATAGTGCTTAATCTGCGGACTACTTCCGCATTTTGTTGCCAGAATGTATCGTAATCGAATATTTGCCAATCACCGTATGTGACCGACGTATAATTTGTATGTGGTTGTGATTGGTCCCAATCCGGATTGTTAGCAACCGCGACGTATTTACCTTTCCGTGTGATTTTGAATAATAGTATGTTCATGTCATTTGGATCAGCCACCTGCATTAACTGACCTAACCAAGTTTCAAGTTGTTTTACTTCACCCGAGTACAGTTGGTGGAATTGGAAATCGGCATAGTTTTTGGCTTCGCAGTTGAATGACGTCCATTCACTTGGTGGGATTATATCACCTTTAAACCCTTGAACTTGACCGGCATCTAATTGTGCCTTTCGTTGGGTGTTTTGTCCACCAACATAACCGCCACTACCAGGTGTTCGGATGAATTTAGCATTGAATAGAGCAGATAGGTGGTTTGCAATATCACGCTCCCATGTATTGCCTTTGTTTTTTGATTTACTTGTCATTATATGATCACTTTATATGTTAATAGTGAACCTATTTATGGCTGGGTGTACTACCTAATAAAAAACCCAGAATTAACTGGGTTTCGTGTATGAGCTGGTTGTAGTTGACTATTGTATTAGGTCAACGTCGGATGCAAAATGAGTAAACCCGCCCTCCTTGACAACTTTCAGTACACTATTAACCCGGCTAGATAAGTCGTCTCTATGCGATATCAAAAATACGTTTTTGTTCCGTTCACGGGTCATTTGTTTTAATACCGTGATGCTATTTTCAACACCAGATGAATCTAAACCAGAATCTAATAATTCATCAATGAACAGCAGATTGATAGGTTGGTATAAGTTCTCCCATACATCACGGAATGACCAACTCAGCGATAGAATTAACCGATTCATCTCGCCACGCGATAGATTGTAGAAATCTAAATCCTGACCAAGTTGTGTTATATTAACAGATAAATCATTTTGGAATTCAACTTGGTGTGGTAATCCTAATTGACTTAGATAAACAGACAACCGTTGGTTTAAGAATGCTAGGTTTTGGTCAATAATCCTTTTACGGACGAAGCTATTCTTGTTGGTAAGTAAACTATATAGAAAGTCTTGGTGTTCTTTGACACGAACCATCTCGTTCATTTTATCCCACGTTATTTCTTGTATAGCGGTTGTTTTTAAATCATCGATCTGTTCTAAGTAATGATTCGATTCCGCCAGTTTAGCAGCCAATTCTTTCTCGAGGGCCGCTATCGTGTTTTTGTGATTAAGTGCTTGTTCTAATGTAGCATACTTAACGACAGGGCACGCCACTTCCGCACCAAGAGTATGGCGGGCTTCCACCAGCGCACTGAGTTCTTCTTTGTACGTGGTGATTGCGACTGTACTAGCTTGGTATTGTTCGCTTTTTGCCGCTAGTAATTGCTCATGTTTGTCGTCGTGTAATTCTTGACCACATGCATGACACATATGGTCAGCTAAGTTGATCAATTCTAGTTCAACGGCAAGTAGAATGCGTTCTTCCCTATCAATTGCGATGGTTTGCTGCGTGATAAATGCGTCGATGCTATCTCTTTCTTTCTTAGTAGCGTGCCACTTTGTAAATTCACGCTGGTCTTGAATCTCGATATCAATGTCAATAGTGGTTAACCGTTTGATATCTTTGGTAATAGCAGCACTAGCCCGGTCACGTGTTTCATTCCACATTTTTTCTTTGCGGACAACGGAATCGATGCTTTGTTGGATGCGGTCATTTGATGCTTGTACTGTAGATATCCTAGTGTTTTCGTACAATATGGAGTCTTTTGACTCTTTGATTAGGATTTTCAAGGCATCGGCTTTCTCACTCAACTGGGTGATACCGAGTAACTGTTCAATAATTTCTCGTTGTTCTCCGGGTTTCATACCAAGAAAAGGAACTGTGAATGTGTTTAACGCGATGATGTGTTTAAACATTTCGTGTTTCATCCCGAGAATATCCTCGATATCTTTTTGAGTTTCTCGCGAATCACCTTGGCTTTCATCTAAATCTTGTAGCACTTGGTCTTTGCCGTTAATAGAAAACTTCAAAATGTTTGGTTTTCTACCACGTTCGATTCGATATTCAACGCCATCCTTGTCGAATGTAACAGTCGCTAACATAGCCTTGCCGTTAATCTTATTAATTAGGTTCTCACGTTTGATATTAGTCAGCGCACCGCCGAATAATGCATAACTTAACCCGTTGACTATCGTTGTTTTACCGGCTGCGTTTTTTGTACCAGCACCACCCAAGTCCAGGTTTTCACCTAATACCAGAGTCAGTAATCCTTGATCAAATGCAATGCTCTGTGTTTGATTCCCAATCGAAAGGAAGTTTTTAATTGTGAGATGTTTAATTGTTATCATAATAGTGTTGGTTGATTGTGAAAGGTAGGTTATTTTAGCAAGAAGTGGGTACAACGAGCAACTACTTCTTGTATGCTATTATTAAAGTCAGATTCCCAAACTACCAGCAACGAATACCCATTGTCAATTGCATGTTGGTTCTTGTAATAGTCACGGGTCCATATATCAACTGATGATTTGTTGTTGTATGGATTGATATAATCGGCAGCATATAATAACGGGTGGGCGTGCCAGAAGTCACCGTGAAATTCGATAATTTTGTCATGATATCGGAAGTCATATTTGTAGTTACGTTTCCGACCACTTCTGACGTATGGCATTCTGAATTGCTGTTCGATAGCCGGAAACTTTGATTGAAATACCTCGAATAATATATGCTCGGGTTTAGATATTGGTGATGTATTCTTCATATAGCCTCGTGCTGGGGTGTGTCAAACCCCATTATAGTTAAAGTTCTTGATAGATAGCCATTAATAAATGTTTATCAAACGATTCAGTGTCAATTGATTCGATTTGACTCATCACAATAGTGTCAACTGTTTCAAAACTGATATCAACTGGGCTAAGTCCAGCATCAAGATCGGCTTTTGCTGGTACTAAGTGCATTTCTCGTAATTTGTATTGCGGTATAAAGGTCTCCTTTATAAAGTTTGCTTCCTCGAACGTGATTGGGATATCAATCGTCACACGGCAATGCATACCTTCTTTCAGTAAACGATCAGGATCGCTGATAACTTCACTTAACTTATATGTTCGGTACGTTGGTTGATTGGGCCATGACACATATTCAGGATCACCACCCCAAGTAAGCATCATCATACCACGCGCGTCATCACCGGCATCAGCGTAATTATGTGGAAACGCATTACCTATATAGTTGATATTCCCACTTGATTGACGTTGATGGAAATGCCCACTGAATCCAAGTTCGTATGGTTTGAACTGCTCGTTGCGAATTTCACCGGTGTCTGGCATTCTAACCATCGAGTTTAATAAGAAGCCGGGTAACTCAAAATGGCCAAAAATATACCGACCACCGGTTTTGCCAACTGTTTTCCATTCCTCACCAATTAACCAAGGGCATAACGTAACATTACCAAGTGTCATTGGTTTTTCAACGATTGTTATTCCTGGTATGAATTTACCATATATAACACTTGATACGTCTCTTCTATCTTTTAGATAGAGGTCGTGGTTGCCCGGTAAAAAATAAAACACATCAAACGCGGCCCCTAATTTTTCGAGGCAACGCACACTGTAATCCATTGATAATATATTAAGTGAGCTGCGGTTATGATGAAAATCACCTAGAAACATACCAACTTCACACCCATTTTCCTTGGCTTCTTGAATAAACCAATCAATGAACCGCTCGCAGTCTTCATTATGCGTGGTTGAATTAGATTTACCACCGATGTGTAAGTCGGTGAATACTGCTACTTTTTTAAAAAGATTATCTGTCATATTGTCTATTGTGGTTAGTTAGAATGGGGTGATTGTATATGATTGGTTATTTACTGTCAATGACAATAACAAAAAGCCCAGATTAATGGGCTTTTTGTCAGTAGATGCGGTTAATCAACCTCAACCCACACATATCCGTCATTAACCCGCTCACCATAGGTGTCTGAGTTCATTCTGGTATAACTTGGATTCAATCCGGCCCGTTCTAAAATGTCATCGCGGATTTCGCGATTTCTTTTCTCGATGTTAATTACGCGTAAAAATGCGTTAGTACAGCATTGAGTATAAAAACTAAATGGATTAGATGATTTTGATTCGTCAAATTGTAATGCAACCTGTGTTAATTGTAGGATAGCCTGTCCACGCATCTCGTCGTTGTATGTATATCCCCGTACATTCCCGCGAGACGCGTATCGTTCGGTTAGTTTCATTAACATTTTTCCTAGTAAATTAGACATTTTCCCCTTGTTAATACTAAAATGACCAGATTCAACACAACCAGCCCAGTGGCTTTTACCAACGCATGTTAATTCTTTGTTCTCGTTGAATTTCCAATGCTGGAATGGCGGGAAGTTCACTTTAGCTCTAGCATCAGCAACCGATTTGATAGTTTTCTTACGGTCGGTTTGTAATGGGATGTGGTCAAACGTCATTATTCTGAATACCAAATCGTTTTCATTTATCAATGTATAATCTACTTCAAAATCGATTGCTGGTATTTTCTTACCGGCCTCTCGCTGGGCAGTCTCGTGTGCTTCTTTTGACATCCGGGTTGCGCGGCTTTGTTTTGCGTCAGTTATAATATCTTCGTTTATTTCCCCGATGTCAGTGATGATACAGTCGTAAAACCCATTAGCTGTGCTGGTGTACGAACAGAACGTGTTTTTACTTGCGTGAATTGCTTTCAACAATTCCTTGTTTGTTAAATACTTTGCTTTTGGTACGAAGTGATCAGCCATGTAAATTGCTCCAAGTTAATATAATAAAACCCATTATATCACAAAGTGAACTGAATAAATAGGGTATAGGAGATATTTATTATGGCATTAGAGTCAACCGCATTTGTTAACGTAAAGCCGGTACCATCCGCTGCATTATCAAACGCAATTACACCGACCTTCTCGATGATATCGACTGGTATCGAGAACGGTCAGGCAAAACAGCAACTAGAAAATACGGTATCTTCGTTGAGCGGTGGTGGCGGTGGTATTATATCAGGGGTTGGTAATTTACTAACCGGTGTTGTCGGTGGCGTTGGTGGCATGATATCAAGTGCTGTTGGTGCCGTTGGTGGTGGTGTTTCTGACGTGCTTTCGGCCGCTGGCTCTCTCGCGCAGGGTGATTTTTCTGCATTTTCTGGAAAAGTATCAGCCGCTGCGGGAAACCTAAACGATATATTAAGTATGAAGCGGGGTGCATCAATCCCGTCGGGTGCCGAGCTGTTTGCTCAGACAGGAACCCCGATACTGTTATCGCCGGGCGCACGTAACGACTGGCGGGTGAGGCTCAACGCACCATGGGAGATATTTAATTCCGATCTGTTTAAACCGTTAGAAGAAACTGGTGGTGTTGTGTGGCCGTATTTACCGAATATCACATTAACGACAAAGGCAACCTACACAAATCCAGATGTTGTGCATAATAATTACGCGTTTCAAGCATACAAGAACAGTCAGGTTGAAGAAATAACGATCACTGGGGAATTCACATGTGAAACAGAAATCGATGCCGCTTATTGGATATCAGCAACTACATTCTTTAAAACAGCAACTAAAATGTTTTTTGGTACTGGGGCGAATGCAGGCAACCCGCCGATCATATGTAACTTGAGCGGGTATGGCCGTAGTATGTTCAATTCAATACCAGTCGTGGTTAAATCATTTAGCGTTGATTTGAAAGACAGTGTTAACTATATTAGATGCGACGCGTATAAAACGACAACCTGGGTTCCTATAATCAGCACGATAACGGTAGTAGTCAGTCCAGTGTACAATAGAACTACGATCCGGCAGTTTAGCATGCATGACTATGCGGCTGGTAAAACATTAACCGCAAAAGGCATCGGGTACCTATAATGACAACATATTCAAACTTATCACCGTGGAGTAAAACCCCACAAAATTCATTATACCTAGAGCTAATGGAGATGGTGTCAGTTCCGGCAGAGGCTGACGATTTGCTGTACGTGATAGAATCACAATACAAGAATAGACCAGATTTATTATCATACGACTTATATGGTACTCCGAAATTGTGGTGGGTTTTTGTCCAACGAAACATGTCGGTAATCAAAGATCCAATTTATGATTTCATGCCGGGCGTTGCAATCTACCTACCGAAGAAAAGCAACTTAACGTATTACTTAGGAATATAATAATGACCGTAACGTTCGGCTTGGGTGAACCAAGTGTCATAATTGCAACAAACACTATGATACCGGTGCCTTCAAATATTACGCAGGGTATTGCAAACAGAATAACACCGACATTTGCATCCCAGTCGACAAAACCACCGGCTGCTACAAAGACACCACCAAAAGGGCAAGTAGTGGACCAGGACGCGGCTTTTCCTGGAAAAGTACCAAACGTACTTGAAAACCTTGCGACGTGTAACGCACTGTGGACGCTGGCGAGTTTATCACCGTCGCAATATAACGACCCGTTATCATATCGGAATAGCCCGGCTGATTTTAAAAAATTCGTGGTCTTTTCATCGGCTGGTAGATTCGACGAAAACCGGGTTCATACTTATAATGGAACGCCAGAGTATTACATTGATAACTTTGTGTTGAAATCTACAATTGCACCCGGTCAACAGGTTGGTAATAGCAATTTGATTAATATATCGTTTGACGTATTTGAACCATATTCACTTGGGATTTTACTTGAGAGTTTACAAAACGCAGCAATTAAAGCCGGGTACGAGAACTATATTGGAAGCCCATTTGTATTGAGACTGGATTTTCAAGGATTCGATGAGGACGGTACATCCATATCAACGATCATGCCTAAATTTTTTGTTATGCATTTGAAAACCGTGAAGTTTAAAGTGACTGAGTCAGGAAGTCATTATAAAGTAACGGCCGTTCCGTACAACGACATTGGTCACAGTAGTGTGTACAACACCGCGTTCCGTGACTTACAACTACACGCTGGTCCGGCAGGTACGGTTGCCGAAATTTTAAAAACAGGTAAGGATAGTCTAGTTGCGGTTCTGAATAACCTAGAACAATCGATGCTAAAAGAAAAACGGGTAGGCGTTGTCGATGTGTACGATATTCAATTTCCGCCAGATTCATCAGCATTCACGTCACTTGCTCGTGGTACATCACAAACCGCTAATTCTAACGGTGGGTCGGCAACATCTAATCCAAAAGCGTCGTTACAAACGGTTACTATAGACAAGAAATCGACCCAGTTTAACGACCCACTGATGAATGAAATTGGTAAATCCAAATTTAATTTCACCCAGAGTAGCGGTGGTACCGTACCGATGACGCCGACTGGGGATGGGTATGACACAAAGACCGGGGTGGTGGATAAAAATAAAATGGTGGTTGATGCAACAACCCGGTCATTTCAATTTCCGGCGGAACATCGATTAACTGACATTATATCGGATATTATTTTAAATTCGGATTACACAAAAAACAGCCTAGATCCAAAGAATCGCAAGAACGGTATGATTAAACATTTTATGATTGACATTCAAGTGGAGCTATTGGATTTAGACCCATTGATTGGCGATTACGCGAAAAAGTTTACATTTCGTATTAGACCATATTGGGTTCACTCGTTGATAAATTCAAACCCGAAATCAGACCCAACCGGGTATGACGCTATTCGTAATCAGGTATCTAAGGTATATAATTACATATATACCGGTAAAAATACCGACGTTATTCGGTTCGATATTGATATTAATAATCTATTCTTTGTGGGAATTAACCCGTCACCAGAAAAAGATACAGCAAAAGGCGGTGCATCTCCAGATCAAAGCGGTGTGGCGGAAGAGTCATTTAACAAAGCGAGTTTGCAGTTGGGATCATCACAGGGGGCCTCAACCGCGTTGCGACCAAGAGTGAAGCGAGACGTGTCGTTGATGAATGAAGCATCGGGTGGCCCAGGTACCTCGACTACTGAATACCAAATTGCGAAAGCCTTCCAGCAGGCATTCTTGTCGGGCAGTAGCGCTGATATAGTCAAGGCTAATATTGAGATATTAGGGGATCCGTTTTGGTTAGTTGATAATGGGTATGCGAATTACTTCTCACCAGCCGACGACGCGAATAAACAACGAACAAAAGATAACACGATGAACTATCAGGACGGTGAAATTTATATGTATCTTAGTTTCAGAACTCCAATCGATCTACGTGAAGATCTTGGCATGTACCAGTTTTCAACTGACCCAATGGGCAATGAACACCCGTATAGCGGTATATATCGCGTAATTGCCTGTGACAGTGTTTTTAAGGGTGGGACATTCACCCAGAAACTAAGTGGAGTTCGGATGGCGTTTCCGGACAGCAAATCACCAGGTAAACTGCAGTCGGTGGAAGACGCGACTGGTATCATGGAAGTAACTGGAGATACGAAACCAAGTCCAACGATGAATCAAGGATTATGGCAAACCCCAACCCCACCGGCGACTACCAACAAAGCAACCGATGATGAGTTGAGCCGGTATAAAGAAGGTCCAGACCGGGAACGTGCACGTAAAATGATAGAAAACCCAACACCAACCACGATGACACCTGGGCACAAGGATTCCTCACCGTCCTACGTCTTCGTAACCGGCAAAGCACCGCGTTAATAATAGAGAATACAAGCAATGGCAGAACACACAAGACCGGCAGCGAATGCCGGCAGTAAATCGAAACTGGGTACTGGTGTATACGCTGCGCGAATAATAAATCATTTAGATCCAACTGCGATGGGTTGTTTGGAAGTGACGTTATTAAAAACACAAGCGAACCAAGTTGGTAATAAATCACAGTCATACGTTGTGAAATACGCACCTCCCTTTTTTGGATACACCAACTTCGAACAAATGGGTCAGAATACAGCTGATAAAAGTTCAACATTAGACGCGTATAATGACACGCAGAAAAGTTATGGTATGTGGTTTGTACCACCCGACGTTGGGGTAACCGTGTTGGTTGTATTTGTTGATGGCGATGCGTCACAGGGGTACTGGTTCGCGGCGGTTCCGTCGCGTTTCGCAAACAACATGGTACCGGCAATTGCTGGGTCAACATCGGTTGATATGGACAAAACTGATGCGGGTTTATATGACACGAAATCCCCATTACCAGTCGGAGAGGTCAACCGCCGCAATAATACAAAAGATCAACAAATGGATGTTGATAAAATAAAGAAACCGTTACACCCAATGGCCGCGTGTTATTTAGAGCAGGGCTTATTGGAAGATGGTATACGCGGTGTTACTGACAGTTCAAGTCGCCGGGAAGCACCGAGTATGGTATTTGGTATATCAACGCCAGGGCCGTATGACAGGCGAAAAGGCGCAAAAAAAGCACCGATTGGTACGAACCAGAGTCAAACAACGGCTGCTATTCCGGTTAGTCGATTAGGTGGAACTCAGTTTGTGATGGACGACGGCCACGACGGAAAGATACGTGCAACGCCCGCGTCAAAAGGCCCAATGAAATATATGGACGTTATTAAGGGTGAAAAAGGAGACCCGACGATACCGCACAATGAATACTTTAGAGTTCGAACACGAACCGGGCACCAGATATTAATGCACAACTCGGAAGACCTGATATACATTGGTAATGCACGCGGTACGACTTGGGTTGAATTTACAAGTAACGGTAAGATTGACATATATGCACAAGATTCTATATCAATACACACCGAGACTGATTTGAATATCAGAGCGGACCGCGATGTTAATATCGAGGCGGGTCGGAACTTTAACCTATGTGCTGGTGCAGATTCTGGTTTGGGTGGTATACACATGGAGAGTGCTGGAAATACTAGTATAGTAATCGGAGCCAATGGGCAGATAACAACAGCCACCAATTTGGACATTGCGACTGGGTCATCGAACAAGTTTACTGCGGGAACTACAACTCATATCCGGAGTACCGGTAATTTGGTCGCAACTGCTACACAAATCCATATGAATGGAATAGAAGCGGAAGCGGAAGCCGAAGCCGCGATGCCATCAGTTAAGATGAAAATACACGATAACCCGTTGACTAGTGCAGGTAATGCATGGAAGGGAGATAGATACCAGTCGAAAAAACCATTACAAAGTATTATACGCCGGATTCCAATGCATGAACCGTGGTCGATGCATGAGAATTTAGACCCAGGCAAAGTAGTACCGGATAAAACTGATATATCAAAAGAGGGGAAAAACCGTGGCGAGTAAACTATATAATCAGACGACAGTTGCTGCAAACACGGCATCTATCGGGGATACTAATAATGGTTCGTTTGTATATAAGGGATTTTCGACGTTGAACGGTTCGAATGATACACGGGCGACTGATATTAATCTAGTAAAGCAGGATTTGATAAACCATTTTTATATACGGAAAGGCGAGAAGCTAGAAAATCCAGCATTCGGTACTGTTATTTGGGATATGTTATTCGAACCGATGACTGAGCGAACAAAGAAAATAATATCGGACGACGTACAGGCGATTGTTAATTACGACCCACGTATGCAAGTGAACGGGGTTTCAATTTCGGCAACTGATATGGGGATACAAGTGGCCGTTGATTTGACCTATTTACCATTTAATGTCAACGAGCAGATGACACTAAATTTTGACAAAACAAATGCGATAGTCACGTAAAACCTGGCTAGTAGTTGGGCTAAATATAGTCATTCAGGAGTAACAATGACTACGACTACACGCCAAAACGATCTAATCTTAAACGAGGATTGGACCCGGATATACCAAACCTTTAAACACGCCGATTTCAAATCATATGATTTTGAAAATCTACGCAGGGTGATGATTACGTATATCCGTGAAAATTACCCAGAAGATTTCAATGATTATATCGAATCATCTGAATACATGGCATTGATTGATGCAATCGCCTTTCTTGGTCAGAGTCTATCATTCAGAATCGATTTGGCTAGTCGGGAAAACTTTTTAGAGTTAGCTGAACGAAAAGAAAGTGTTCTTCGTATTGCACGTATGTTGAGTTATCAACCGAAACGTAACATCGCGGCTAGCGGCTTGTTAAAGTTCACCTCAGTCACTACATCAGAAGAGATTTTGGATAGTAACGGTAAGAATCTAGCACAGCAACACATTTCGTGGAATGACCCAACAAATTCAAATTGGTACGAGCAGTTCATACTAGTATTGAATTCTGCAATGTCACCTAATACTGAGTTTGGTCGCAGTCAAGGAACAGCTAGCATCGGTGGGGTAACTACTGACCAATACAAGTTCAATACTGTTACTACTGATGTGCCAATTTATTCATATACTAAGTCGGTTGCAGGTCGTAGTATGTCATTTGAAATTGTCAGTACTGCGTTCAAAAACAGTGAGACTATATACGAAGAACCACCAATGACTGGAAACCAAATTGGTTTTGTTCACCGGAATGATGGTAGTGGTCCGAGTAGCACCGACACTGGATTTTTTATGTTGTTCAAGCAAGGCAGTTTGGAGCTTGCTGATTTTTCGATTGATGTGCCGACAACTAACGAAAAGGTGGCGGTTGATACGGCAAACATCAACAATGCCGATGTTTGGTTGTATGGGCTAAATTCGAATGGTATGCAGGTAAATCAGTGGGTGCAAGTAGATAACTTAGTCGGCACTAACATTGCATATAATAGCGTGTCGCGTAACATTCGTAATATTTATAGCGTGGTAACTAAGGCGAATGACGCTATTGATTTGCTATTTGCCGACGGGGTTTATGGTAACTTACCACAGGGTAAATTTAGATTATTTTACCGGGTGAGTAACGGCATTGCCTACACTGTCTCTCCGACAGAAATGACCGGGATTAACATTGCAGTACCCTATATCAATGCAGCAGGCGCCGCGCACACCGTGACTATCGGTATGGCATTGCAATCAACTGTGACGAATGCGTCAAGCGCGGAAAGTATTGATAGTATTCGCACCAATGCACCAGCCACTTATTACACACAGAATCGGATGATCACCGGTGAAGATTACAATCTAGCACCGCTTGCTAGTTCACAAGACATCCTGAAAATTAAGGCGGTTAATCGAACATCGAGTGGTATTTCGCGCAACTTTGAAATCATTGATGTTAGTGGAAAGTACAGCTCGGTCAACGTATTTGCGGATGACGGGTTTATTTACAAAGAAGCAACTGAGCGTTCGCTAGCGTTTAAATTCAATAATCGACTTGATATCATCAACTTCATCCGCAATTCAGTAGAACCAGCATTAGCTGGTACTGACGTTTACAATTTCTATGTGACCAAGTTTACTAAAAAACTATTCGATGTGGAGACCCCGACTGAATGGAAATTACAAACATCCGATGTTAATCTATCGACTGGTTATTTAAAAGTTGGTAGTGTAGTTAAACGGGTCGGGTTTGGTTATGGTACTGGAAATTATGAGTATATATCATACGGTGCGATGCTTAAATTTGAGCCAATCACCGGAATGGCATTTAAAAACGGTAGTATGGTTGCTGTTAATTCAAATGACCCTGTACAGACTGACCGGTGTTGGGTGAAGGTAATCCGTGTAGTTGGTGATGGCTCAAATGCAGGTACTGGTGTATTAGCGAACGGCATGGGAACCATCTCATTCAACGATGTGATACCATCCGGGTCAATATTAACACAAGTGGTCCCTAAATTTGTTAATGACATACCGCTCTCGCTTGAGGCTGAAATGGCCAATCAAGTAGACCAGAATTTGAATTTTGGTATACGGTATTCTGTCGATGACGCAAGTTGGCATCTTGTAGCTGCATCCAATCTCGATTTATCATCTGATTTTAGATTAATCAATCAAGGAAAAACCGATAACACGAACGCGGATGCATCGTGGATAATTGCATTCGTGCGAGAAACAGACCGCTATGCCGTGCGAATCCGGGCATTGGATTACGTGTTCGGTAGTGTCGTACAGAATCGTTTCTATTTTGATACACATGAAAAACGATATAATGACCAAGTCGGTCGAGTGGTAAAAGACACTATTAAAATTCTTGGCATCAACACATCAAATGATTTAACCACCGCGTTGAAAACAGATATTCAATTTGAAATTAGTGACGTGGTACAGTACAACGACGGGTATGAAAGTAATGTTGAAGTGAAGTTAGCATTCAGTGATGCGGATAGTGATGGTGTCATCGACAATCCAGATGCGTTTGATATGGTGGTTGGCAGTAGTGACTATTTGATTTTTAACGAAGTACATGATGGCGCTGGTGGTACGGTGTTTGAATTAGTTGACACCAGTATTGATCCAGTTTTATATGAAAAAACCGAAAATGATATAAAAATATCAACAATTACCGATGGGGTTCGTCTCAATACATATGTAGATGGGCAACTTATTTATTTTTACACGGAAACCGAGGACTACCTGAAGCGGGTTAATAATACAACGCAAACGTTGGTTATGGCCAGTACCTACAAAGCCGTTATCGGTCGGTCTGGGTTGAAGTTCCAATATTTACACAATGCAAGTTCCAGTAGACGGATAGATCCAAGTGCGAGTAATATCATTGACATTTCTATCATGACGCGCTCGTATGATGACGCATTTCGGAAATATTTGGCAGGCGGGACAACAAGCGAACCAACACCACCGACTAGTGATATGCTTAGAATTAATTTTGGGTCGAAGTTGAATGCCATCAAATCAATCAGTGACGAAATTATATACCACCCAGTAAAGTATAAAATATTGTTTGGTGCGATGGCGTCGCCTAAATTACAAGGTCAATTTAAGGTGGTTAAAAACCCAAATAAGACAATCAATGATAATGACCTAAAAGTCCGCATAATCACAGCGATTAATACGTTTTTTAATATCGCGTACTGGGATTTCGGCGACCGGTTCTTTTTAACTGAGCTAACTACATATGTATTGAACTCGGTATCACCAGACATAAGTAACATTGTCCTATTACCGAGACAAACTGACCAAGTATTTGGTAGTTTATTCGAGATACAAAGCAAGCATGATGAAATTCTAGTGAGTGGTGCAACCGTTGATAACATCGACATCGTTACGGCAATTTCAGCAACAGAAGTTAGAGCAGCACCAGCTGCAATCATTAACACCACCAATTAAACTATTATGACAGACCAATTATATCCAAAAAGCCAACTTCCAATTAGAAAAACTGAAGATTTATTACCAGGTATCTTTAAAACTGAGGCTAATAAAAAATTCATGTCCGCTGTGGTCGATCCACTAGTGCAGCCTGGTCTGTTAGAAAAAACAGTTGGGTATGTTGGTCGCCGGTATGGCAAGACCTATCAAGGTACTGACATTTATTTAGATTCTGATGAGTCATTGCGCAGTCGGTATCAACTAGAGCCTGGTGTCGTTTACCAAAACAAGGAAACAGTCGAAAACTTCTATGATTATATAGATTTCAAAAACCAATTAAAGTTTTTTGGTAATAATGTGGAACGTGATGATTTGACCACGGCACAGCAACATTATTCGTGGAACCCACCGGTCACTTGGGATAAATTCATCAATTACCGGGAATACTATTGGGAACCAAACGGACCATTGTCAGTCCCGGTAAATGGGACGGATGCAACCGTGGTTAGTGAATACGATGTGACTATTGACGGCCACACATTCGTGTTTAACTCAGCATCGCCGAATACTCGCAATAACCCAACGTTGCACCTATTTCGTGGGCAGACTTATAAGTTTGCTATTACTGCACCACATGAAGGATTTGTGATTCGTAATAAGTATGATACTGGGTCATTGGTGTACAACTCACTATATTCGTATGTTAACGGGCAGTTGGCTGTGTATGATCATAAATTATTGAAGGCTAAGCACACGATACCGTCTAAGCAATCGGTCTCGATTCCGGATGAAGTGATTGACTGGGATGTTGTTCAATATATATATCAATCGGAAATCTCATATTTTAACCAGGCAACTGAATACCCGGTTGGGGAATACGCTGTATATAATGATTTCTTATGGCAAGCATTGAATCCAATTCCAGCGAATACTACAATCACGCTGTCACCGACGGACTGGCGTAATTTGGGTGTGGTTGTGAACTCTCCGACGTTAGATTACAATAAAGGGATTACCAATAATGGGACTGGCTCTGGTACAATCACGTTTGTTGTTCCATATGATTCACCGGATGAATTATTTTACCAAAGTCCGGTAGACCCAGATAAATTTGGTAGATTCATTATAGATGACATTAGTGAAAACACAGCAATCGACGTTGAACGGGATGTGATTGGGCTAGCGGCCTACACGAGCAGCAACAACGTTATTTTTACGAACGGTATGGTGGTTGAATTTAGAGGCGACGTGACCCCTGCGCAGTACGCAACTGACATATGGCTGGTAAATGGCGTTGGTGTAGCGATAACGTTGGTTCGATTCTCTGACTTAACAATCACGTCGGTTTCTAAAAATGTACCAGATGTGATGTTTGATAATGGTGGGTTTGATACTGAGCCATACGATAACGCTGCATTTTACCCGGGTGACCAAGATTATATCACGATTGCATCTGCTAGTGTAGATTCAAATCCATGGAGTCGTGGTAATCGTTGGTTCCACCGTTCGGTATTAGAATATTCATGCAGACTTAATGGTGTTGAGTACACCGCACCAGAGGAAATGCGTGCAAAACGGCCGATTATTGAATTTTCTGCAAATTTACAGTTATTCAACCACGGAACGCACGCGAAGCGTGCGGTAGACGTAGTCGACAACGTAAACATTGACGTTTTTTCGGTAATTGAGGGGTCTTCGTCTTATGTTATCGACGGTATTCAATTGTCGGCTGGTGTTAGATTGTTGATTATTGCAGACCGGGATGGGTTAGCGAATAATAAAATATATGAAGTCACATTTGCACCGGTTGTTGGTTTAGGTGAGAACAGAATCCATTTGGTGGAAACCACTGACACCGACCCGATGATTGGTGAATGCGTGTCAATCACATCAGGTACACTTGACGGTGGTGCGATGTACCATTACGATGGATCTGTGTGGGTGCGTAGCCAACCAAAGACAGCGGTGAATCAAACACCCGTGTTCGATATTTTTGATGAATCGGATGTTAGTTTTTCAGACACCAACACATACCCAGCGAGTACATTCGCCGGGTCAAAAATATTAAGTTATAAGGTTGGAAACGGCCGGGTTGACCAACATTTGGGTTTTAGTCTGAGTTACCTTAATATTGATAATGTCGGTGACATTCAATTCGACTGGAATTACGGAACTGATACATTCATTTACACCGAGAACAAAGAAAAAATAACGATAAATGCAGCGACCGGCTATTATCGGGTTAATTTTGTTGGAGGTGAATACGCGAATGGGTGGATTAAAACAGATAACACGTATATACAACCGGTAATTGACAGTGTTGTTGTCCAAGACAGCACTAATGAAATTAACTTCACCCCGATTGATTTTTATGGGTCTACGCAAGATGCTTGGGTCATTAAGTTTTATTTGAATGGAGCCCCACTTACTGCTAGTTACACACAAGACCAGAACTTGTTCACATTTAACACCGTGTTTAACCCAGGTGATGTGGTTGCAATTAAGGTCATTTCGAACAATGAACCCGATACCGGGTACTACGAAATGCCAGTTGGTCTTGAAAAGAACCCACTGAATGCTGAACTCGTATCATTCACGTTGGGTCAAGCAGACGACCACATTAAGTCAGCTATTGATTTTCACCCGCAATTCATCGGTAATATACCGGGGGTTTCAAACTTACGCGACCTTGATAATTATCAACAGTTTGCCACCAGATTTGTAAAACATTCGGGTATAGCGCCGCTAGCGATTAGCGTGTTGTGTGATAAAGAGCATAACATTATAAAGTCGTTACGGTATGTTAAGAAAATGTACGGCGCATTCAAAAACAATTTTTTAGATAAAGCGGCCATGCTGCCATTGACACCAGTGGCTGGCGCGGTTGATGACATCATCGCATCGTTGACTAAAACTAAAAGCGCAAGCAGTCCATTTGCATATTCCGATATGATCGGTAGCGGGGCATATACTAAACTTGAGTATGTTGTTGACCGGGCGGGTAATACGACATTCCCGTTAACCAATAAATTTAATTTAGTAGACTTGAGTAATAATGCGGTATACGTATACCTCAACCGGTTAACTTCCAACGGATCTTTGTCAACTACTCACTTGATACATACCACCGATTATCAATTCAATGATGTGTACGGCTATGTCGCAGTTTCCCACCCACTGTTGATTGGTGACATCATCGAAATACGAGCATACTTGTCAACCGCGATTAACTATATACCAGCGACCCCTTCATCTATGGGTTTGTATAAAGCATACACTCCAATGATATTTGATGACGATACCTACACAACACCGCGTCGGGTTATACAGGGGCATGATGGTAGTATCACTGCTGCGTACGGAGATTACCGTGATGCCTTGTTGCTTGAACTAGAGTTACGAATTTACAACAATATTAAACATCAATACGACCAGTCAATATTCGATATCGACGCTGTTTTAGGTGGGTATTATAATACTGGGTCATATACAAAACTTCAATTAGACGACGTGGTCAGACAAGAGGGATATAACTGGTTATCTGTGTCAAACATCGACCATGTGCACAATACCTGGTACGAAGAATTGAACGCGTTCACCTACACATACAGTCAGGCGTTAGACCCAACCAGAACACAGCGACTACCTGGGTATTGGCGTGGTATATATAATTGGTTTTATGATACCGACCGACCGCACAGATGTCCATGGGAGATGCTTGGTTTTTCAGAGCAACCTACATGGTGGGAATCAGAATACGGGGTTGCCCCGTATACCAATCAAAACTTCATACTGTGGGATGACTTACGGGACGGGATTATCAGACACGGCGTTCGTGCCGGGGTGCATACCCGTTACCAACGACCAGACTTATTATCGCATATACCAGTTGACCAGAATGGTCGCTTACTGGACCCGATCGCGACAGGCTTGGTAAACGATTTCGACTCATTCACTGACAAAGATAATTTTGTAATCGGCGACGTATCTCCGGTGGAATACTCGTGGCGGTCCAGTTCGGATTGGCCATTTGTTATTAGCATTGCAATGTGCTTGCTGAAACCATTTGAGTATATAACCGATAGATTTGATATATCAAGAACTAAATTAAACCGTCTTGGGCAAACTGTACATACCGGAACGTCGTTAGCAGTGACACTAGGTGACCTTGTATTACCGACAACCACTGATATGGCAATTGGACTTGGCACCTATTTGATTGATAGTATCAAATCAACCGGTACTGATACTAATGTGTTAGTAAATAAGATCAAAAACTTGGATGTGCGGTTGTCAACTAGGTTATCTGGTTTTGTTGTATTAGACCAACAAAAATACATATTAGATAGTAAACACCAGGCTAACTCGGGTAGCGTGTTTGTCCCACCAGAGAATGTTGATATTATTTTCAATGTTAGTTCTCCGGTGAAAACGATAAACTATAGCGGCGTTATTGTTGAAAAAACGAACGGTGGGTGGTTTCTTTCTGGGTATGATAACAATAATCAATACTTCAACTATTATAGAGCAAATCAGTCGAGCAAAGACCCACAAATCACATTAACACCGGTCGACACTTCTGAATTGATGGCGGTCGGTGGGGTTAGTCAGCCATACTCTGTGTGGACACCTAATGTGGTTTATAAGAATGGGGAAATTGTCAAGTACCAAACTCAATTCTTTCGAGCAGTTCGTACAAATAGTCATGCGACGTTTGACAATACCTTTCATGACTGGCACCTGATGAAAAACCTCCCAACAATCGGCGAGGTTGTTGCAGTAAAACGAAGCACATTCAATAAATTTAGCGTCAAAATATTGAATTATGGAACAAAACTGGAATCTATACAAGAGGTCGTCGATTTCCTACTTGGGTACGAAGAATACTTGAAAAGTATTGGTTTTGTGTTTGACGGGTATGACATTGAGACACAAACCCCAGTGAACTGGACAACCAGTTGTAAAGAATTGATGTTTTGGACAAAGCACAACTGGGCTGAGGGATCACTGATCGCATTAAGTCCAATCGCTAAGAAAATAGAAATCTTGATGGGTGGCGGCGTGGCTGAAAGCGTGGTCGATGGTTTTTATGACTATGATATATTGAAAGCGAATGGGCAACCATTATCGTTGAATGAAATTGATATATCTCGCACATACCAAAAGATAACTGTATCACCAACCAATAGTGTTGACGGCATATATTATTTGAATTTGTATAGTGTGTTAAAGGAGCACGTTGCCATATTTTCGGATAGAACTGTATTCAATGACGTGATTTATGATAAACCGACTGGGTACCGTCAAGGTCGAATTAAATCACAGGGATACCGAACGGTTGATTGGGATGGTGACTACACTAGCCCTGGCTTCTTATTTGATAATGTTACAATAACCGCATGGGCCGCGTATACTGATTATCGCATGGGAGATATTGTAGCGTACCGGTCTAATAACTGGACTAGTGCCGCGAATCAACTAGGTGTTGCGGAATTTGACAATATTAAATGGACTAAACTTGATTCAACCCCAACAAAACAACTAATTTCAAATTTTGACTACAAGGTAAACCAATTCGAGGATTATTACGATGTTACCTCTGAAGGTATCGGGGACAACCAACGAGGATTGGCTCGTCATGCAATTGGTTATCAAACTCGAAGTTATTTACAGGATTTAGCGCCTGACCCAGTGACCCAATTCCAGTTATATCAGGGATTTATTCGTGAGAAAGGCACCGCGAATGCGGTGACTAAAGTATTTGATAAATTAAGCCGGTCTGGTGACGCTAGTGTTGTTATAAACGAAGAATGGGCATTTCGGGTTGGTAGTTTTGGTGGGGTTGACCAATTACGCGAGCTTGAACTACAGGTCGAAAAGGCTATGTTCAAGTTAAACCCACAGGCAATCGTGGTAAGTTCGATTATCAACAAACCATTGAATGACCAGCAATATCAAGTAACAAGGGATAATTTCACAATTGCACCGGTACCGTTCGCGGTTGCTATCAACCCGGTTGCCTATAATGAACCAATTAGAACCGCCGGGTATGTGAATACCGCGCACGTTGACGTTGTAGTTAAACACCGCCGTGATATTACATCACTTGATATTACTACGTTCACCGACAATGACCATATTTGGATTACATTTGCTGACTATACATGGGATGTATTGCGGTACAATCTAACTAATTTGCGGGTTGTGTCACTTGCGACAGTCGAAACCTCAGTCACACTAGTATTATCGGAAAGACACCGGTTTGTAATTGGTGATATTATCGGGGTTAAACCAGTAAATGCAGTTACTAGCCTAGTTGGGTTTTTCGTGGTAACCAGTGTTGAGTGGAATTCAATCGTAATCGATGGCAGTTTGATGACAGAAGCACCTGTGTTACCATTATTGACCCCGGTGTATATTAGTGGCTTGACCGCCGCACGGTATGCTAACTATAACATGATACCGGACGATATCGCGGCCACGTTGGCAATGGGTGCCAAGTTGTGGGTTGATGACGACGCAACAGGCAGATGGGAAGTTGTTACAAAACAAACGACATATGTAGATAGTGGATTAAAAGAACTAAATTATGGCAACAATTCATTACCATTAACCGCCGGGTACTCTGCGATATATGTTGAATCATTAGATCAAACCATAATTGGTGTGCCTGGTTCTGATTACGTGGTTTCTTACGAGGGAACTACATTGTCTAAAAAGAAAAAGCAGCTCAGATCGCCACTGAGTATGGGTGACACTTTAAACTCGTCGTTTGGTATGGCTCTCGCGGTATCACCAGATGGCCGGTTTTTAGCTGTTGGTGCGCCGTTAGTGAGCAGTGTTCGGTCTAACTTTGTTGGTGATTATATTAGTACAACTGATTATCTGTATGGGTCTATCGTTATTGACACAGAAACTGATTTGATGTGGGAAGCTGCGGTTAATATAACCGATGACGGTAGTACCAATTCATTAGTTTCTGATGACTGGCGCCCAGCGTTAGTTATACCAGCCGATATCGCAGGAATACGTGACGGGTTTGTTCATCAAGGGGCAATCGCTATTTACGAGAATACCGATTCTGGTTGGTCGTTACGCCGCACCTGTGTTAGCCCAATACCAACTGCTGGTGAAATGTTCGGTTCTGATATCACGATTGGGGTTTCCGCCGATGGTTCGTATACGATGGCAGTCACCGCAAATGGTGGGGCTGGACAGGTCTACTTATACGAGTACACTGGTACTAACTGGAACCATTATAGACATGCAACGGTCACTGGGCAATACAACCCAGTACTTGCTACGACAGGTAAATCGGTTTCCATTAGCCGGGATTGTACAACGCTCGCGATTGGTAAGCCGGACGAAACATCGAGTGGGTCAGTTAGTGTGTATACCAGAGATAACGCGAAGCAGTTTAACCTGGTTCAGACTATCGACACGGCAGCTGGTCTACACGCAGACGATCTACTAGGATATCGGGTTGTACTTGATTCGGATGGGTCTACCCTGTGCATTGCGTGCCCGCGCGGAGACGTCACGTTGGGAGACCAAGGGTCTGTGTACGTCATGGTAAAATCCGGGTCACAGTATGTTCCGCACCAACGGCTACATAGTTATGATGCGGTATCAAATGAACAATTTGGTATATCCATGTCGATGAGTCATACTGGAAAAACACTGGTAATTGGCGCTAAAAATACGTTGTATACGTTACGTAGTGGATTTGACGAGGACACCACTCAGTTTGATGAGAATACTACGCTGTTCGATGAAGTGATTGGTAGTACTGGTGGGGTTTATTTGTTTGAAAAAAAGGCTGACAAATACGTACTAACTGCGAAACCGAAACCAACAA